CCTGTTTGTGGCAAGCCCATTTTCTTTTGTAAGTTCTTTAATTGATCCTGATCTGAACCACCTGTCAAAGCTTTACCAACTTTAGAAGCAACAGTCTTAACAGTATCCATCATACCTTCATCTACCGATTCATCATACTTATTGTATTTGCTACGAACCTTGTCTAAGTTCTTTCCTTCTTTGCCTGCCTTGGATAGAGCTTGCATCCCATCTTTGCCATATTTCATTACACCTTTGGCAGCACGACTCATAGTCTTTGTTTCTTCATCTAGCTCAACGTCTTCGTTTCTTGATTTACCTTTAGCTGCATAAGAAGCAGCCAAAGCCATTTGAATACGTTTGGCTTTAGATTTACCTGCAAACTTAGGATTGTCAGAATGTACAAAATCGTGAATGTACGTTCCAGCAGGATCCGATGCTTTTAATTTTTCTTCTAAAGTTTCTTCTCTTAAAGATTTAAACTGTTTCATCGTCGGTTACTTCCGTTTTTCCTATTGAGGATGCAATCTCTGTTTTTTTATCGTCAAGTGCATCCGATAATTTACTTGCCATTGCATCATTAAAATTTTTAATAGCGTCTGCCTGATTGCCTAAAATAATATTATCAACCATTTGTTGTATTGCTGTAGATTCCATAACTATTCCTTTACTGTTCATTATTTATTTATATTAACCTTGTTGGTTATACCCTTCAGGTGCTCCGGGCGCTTGTCCCGGTGGCATCTGGTTCGGAGGCATACCCGGCATACCAACTTGCGGCGGTGGAGGTTCATTTTCAATCTGAGCCTTCATCTGCTGCATTTCTTTATCAGACATTCTTAGAATGTTTTTCATAACATATTCTTGACTGTAATATGCACCAACAAATGGTTGTATAGCTGTCAACAAATCTACTCTGTTACGCAAATTCTCAGCATTTTTCATTTCCTCAAAATACTGATCCTGTGCATATCTATATTGTATGCCTTCTTTAATTTGATTCCAATCTTTATCTGTTATAACACCCTTAAGAATAAGTTGTGTTCTTAACAAATCCTGGAACATCTCATTAAAGCGTTTTCTGAGTCTTCCAACAAACTTCGCAAATTTTAATTCGTCTCTTGTTATCTCTGTTGCTCTACCAAACGATATACCGGTTTGAGGTTGTAATCTTGATATAGGCACATTTAATGCCTGATACAACTTAGTTTGAAAATAATTAATATCTTCAATCTGTCCCAAACTCTCACCACCAGGCAATGTAGTAATTTCTGTACCTTTACCGCCTTCGCGTCTAGGTAACCAGAAATCCTCAAGCATTGTCATCATCTTTCTATCGTCTCTAATTTCACCAGTGTTTGAATCGTAAACAATCTTATTACGATAGCGAGCCATAATATCTTTTAAATATTGCTCAGCTTTAACTTTTGGCAAATTACCAACATCAATATAAAATATTCTTCTTTCAGGAGCTCTAGCCAATCTATAGATTACTAAAGAGTCTTCCATCATCTTTAATTGATTTACAGGCTTGATAGCCTTATGTAAATATCCCAATACTACATTCTTATCTAAATCCATTAATCCAGAAGGAACAAATGTTATAGCATCAGGCTGAATCTTTATACCAGAGTTTGGTGCGGTTGTCGCAGTATATCCCTGATTATAAGTAATACCTTTTTCATTATACAGGAAAAATTCATCAACAGATTTGACAATATCAATACCCGTTTCTTTATCTTTTTCTTTTTTAACTTCACGTATCTTTTTAATTTTTCTAGGATCAATAATTAAGGTTTCTAAAATTCCTCTTTTAGGATTCTTAGCATCAATTATTTTTTGTAAGTATATTCTACCATCGATATACCAACGTCTAAAATAATCCATACCTTTATCATCAAAGTCAATCAATCTATAAAGATATTCAAATTCTTTAATGATACTTTCTTTAATATCATCAGGAATTTCTAACTGATCTAAATTAATTTGTACTACGCTTTCGTCATCAACTGCAGCAATTGCCTCAGTTAAAATTTCATCCACTGCTGAAGAACAATCTGCATATAAAGATGCTTCTCTGTATCTGGTAATTAATTCATACTCAGATTTTGCAGTAGCATCTAAATCAACATATGTTCCAAAATAACCGCCGGCCTGTACTGTTGATGCTCCATCGTCAGATATTGGAGTAGCAAAAGCCTGCGTTCTTTTATCAATAGGTTCTTCATCTTTACCAAAGGTAAAACCAAATAGTTTAACTGCCATAATTTAAATCACTTATAAAATTAACCAATAGTTGTTAACGCGTCGATCAACTGAGAAGCAGGATTATTTGTAAATTCAAACGTTTGATATTGAAATGAAACTGAGAATGTTGATAATTGGTCGTTAGAACCAAAATCTAAACCTACTGCGCCGATGTCAACTGGGAATGCCCCTAATAATTTATATTGCTTTAGAACTGCACCATTGCGATCTAATTGAGAAACAAACATATCTGTTTGATATGAGGCAGGTTGTAGTACACCTGTTTTGTTTGCTAGATTTTCTATTCCATTCATCCACTGTTCAATAGCAGATCTAATAGTAAATCCTGAATCGTTTAGTACTGTAATTTGGAATGGAGCGAACTCTCTATCACCTGCCATTTTAATTAAACGACCACGGTAATAAACAGGAGTAATTCCAATTGTCTGTCCAGGCAATTCTGCAACAGTAACCAAAAATGGTGACTTTGTTACAGCGGATGCTCTGGATGTAACATAGTTTGGAAATGTCAATTGAACTGCAAACTGATTGGGACGTGCCCCACCGTTCGTTAATTCCGACTTAAATCTTTCTACATTAAATGGTATTGCCATTTTTCTATACTCCTATTAAGCGCCGACTTCTTCGAAGGAAACGCCTGTTCTTGTAGCCACAAAATTCAACTGAATAAAGTTGATTGCTCTTGCAGGTTTAATGTAAATATCTGCAACAAATTCGTTACGATCTACAATATCTGCAGTGTTGTTTGTTTCGTCACATACAACTCTAAAATCTGTAATACCTCGACGACCTTGCACATCTCTTAAGAATGGTTCTACAAGATTTCTAAATTGTGCTCTTGTAAATGGATCGTTGAATTCAAACAATTGGAATTTAGATGCTGTAGAAATTGCCTTCTCTAGAACAATAAACAATCTACGAACATTAATACGATCAAATGCGCTAGGTCTTGCTAACAATGTCTTGTCACCAAATAACAAGGTACCTTGTCCTGGGAACGTAACAACAGGGTTAACACCGATTTTATATAGATCGTCTCTGTCTGTCTTCGATGGAGAATATGCTAGTTTAACAACATTCTTGATTACGCCTCTGTTGTATCCTGCGGGTGAGAACCATGGATCAGCAATATAATCTGTTCTTGCAGATAATCCTGCAACGTCACCATTCAATGGGACATAACGATACTTATCGTTGTAACGATCATACTGATATTTCCAGCCAGAATCTAAAACAGCAAATGACGAACTAGTCAATTGATTTCTGTAAGAAATAATATTAGTAGATTGATTTGTTGCATTAACAACACTTGTATACGGAGGAGATGCGAACACTACGCAATCTCTTCTTGATTCAGCAATTCCAATAACTGTATTTACTACACCAACATCTGTAGTTGGACCCATTGGAATTAAACTTACATCATACAACTCATCGTTACTAAATAACTGATATCCTGCTTGAATATTGCCTGCAGATACAGAAGAGCCATCTCTACCACCTGATAGTGTAGTTGTTACATTAGAATTTAGTGTGGTATAATCTGTTGTAGATACACCGCCCCAATCTGCATTCTTATGATTCAACCAAACAATATACTTAGATTGATTATTGATTACGTCTTTGTAATAATTTGTGGAGTTATCAGAATTCTTAGCATCGGATGCTTTGGATACGAATGAGAATTTTTCTAGAATTGAACCTGCAGTACCTGTCCATGAGCCATTCGCATCCACAACAACAATATGCATTTCATCATCTGCTCCACCTTTTGCAGAAACATAAGAAGATGTTCCAGGTGTACTGTTAAACTGACTAGAATACTGCCAACCTGTAAATGAATCTTTATCCGCATAAGATACTTTAATAGAATTACCTAACGTGCCAGGATATTTTGCAGCAAATTCGCCATATGATAAACCACCAGAACTGTAATTAGAAATATAATTGTCAGTGTTCTTTATTAGCGGCGCGGCAAAATCAACAATAGGAGTTCCTGTTGTTGCTAAATTATTTGTATTTACAATAGTAACTGTAGGAACATTTACGTAGCCAGACCCTTGATTTATTATATTTACACCTGTAATTGAATACCCAATGGATCCTACTGCTATTGCATTACTTGTAACATAATTTACATCAGCAGATGCTGGTAATATTTGAACTGTTGGTAGAGTTGTCCAGTCATTAGATGAAGAGATAACTGTTATGGAATCTAATTGTGCTGCTATACGAGCAGATGCTATGGCAGTTTCATTAATATTTGAATATGTTGTACTGTTCTTATTCAATGTTACTGTAGGAGAAGCAGTGAAAGTAGAAGTTCCGTTTGCAGTAACTGTTATACTATTTACAAATCCATAGCCTATGTTTGCTGTAAATGATGCAGCACTACCTGTGTTACCATCAAGTCTAGTAATAATTACGTTAGGCGCGCCAATATAACCATTACCGTTTGTTACTAATGAATATCCAGTAATTACATTTCCTGTAACTACAAGTGTTGCTGTAGCATGTGTTCCGCCCACAGATAAATTACCAGAAAAACGAATATTGGCACCTGTTGTTGCAGGACCATAATTTGTACCGCCAGAATTTATTTGAAGATCTTTTACTTTATATAAAATTTCTAATGATGCTGTCGCACCTGTACCACCGGAAATAACAGCATTAGACAATGAACTATAATTATTACCACCGTATAATACACTAATTGTTTGTAATTGTCCTGCACTAAGCGCAACAGAACTAACAGCAGAACCGTTACCACCATATCCATCGTTTAAAAGAACAGTGGGAGGTTCATTATATCCATATCCCCTGGCAGACATATTGATTGCTTGAAGTCTTCCTGTGGGGGAAATAATAGCATTTCCTGTGGCCGTTGTTCCACGCTCAGATGCACTAAATGTAACTGTTACATCATTAACCGTAGTATATGTATTTGGTGAATTTAAAATTGTTACGCCTGTAACTTTGCCCGATGGGGTTGAAACTGCGTTTCTTGCAACGCCGTTATCTGCAACACGAACAATTTTTAGATTGTTTCCATAAGACAAAAAGTTTGCTGCAGTAAAGAAATATCCTGCGGTAGTGTCGTTAGGATTTCCAAATTTTGTTACTAGATTTTTCTCTGTATCTATTGTTGTAACTTCTTCAACAGGTCCCCATTGAAAGGCTCCCGAAAATGCTCCAGCAGTGGTTGCTACAGAAGGAACACCCGCGGTGTTGTCGATTTCGGTAACTAATACGCCGGGTGAAAGCTGAAATGCCATCTTCTTCTCCTTGATAATTTTATAGATAGCTCTATAATATGATTTTCTATTTATTTATAAGTATCAGCATTTAGACATTTTCCAGCCATTTTCTTTGTAAATCCTCTATTTCATCTTTAGATTTTTCTGCGAACGAGAACCAAATTTGATCCTTTGATATTATAGGTTTAAGTTCTTCGGGCATACCATTTTCTATAATTCCAAACGGGGTTAAATTTTCTTCGATCTGTTTCATTTGATCTTCATATAGAGCTTTTCTCAGATTACTATCAGTTAAATCCTTGAAGAATGACTCATTGGTTGCCCAAGAAAATAGAACCAAACACATTACCAAATCGTCCTGATAACCCTCGTCTGCTTTATGGGTTCCCCGGACTTCAATGAATGTGGATATTTCGTTGATAATATCTGGGTCATGTATTAGTAACTTGGTATTCTCAACCAGACTCTTGAAGGATGTGCATCCTAGACGTTTTACTTGTTTGGTAGTTCTGACACCTAGTGTTGCACCGTTACCGAATCCGCCAGAAAGATATTGGCCGGATTTACTGTTACTTCCTACAAAGAATACGTTCTCATATTCCAAATCCATGTATAATGTATCTGCTACTTGCTGACCATTATCGTTGATTTCAATTAAGCAATATGCTTTATGGTAATCTTTCGCAACCTTGTATATAATATTAGGGAATAATAACGGACTGATTTTATTGTTTCTATATTTTGCAACTACTGAATACGGATAAGCAGTAATATCTATAACCGCAAACGCTGAGTAATCTCCCCCTACTCCCCGGGAAGTATCTGCAACTACCATATAAACATGGTCTTCCTCAGGTTCTACAAACACATCCAAACCATCTTTACTATATACGTAGGGTTTAACCGACATTCTACCAATTGTGTCGGGGTTAATTAGTGTATTAGATGATCCTAGGAAATTACATAAAACCTCTTGATTGAACTTAAGTTCACCGAGCATTGATCTTTGTTCATTTGCCCATTTTTCATCTCGACCTGGGATTCTATTATATGGGATGAACATTGGAACAAATCCGTTCAATCCCTGTTCTGCTTCATTCCAGAACTTCCAAAAATGATTATAACCTAGCGGAGTGGATGTAAGAAGAATCTTTGTTGTCTGACCTGCAGAAATCGTTGGATAAACAGATGTAAAGAAATCTTCTGCAACATTATTTGGAATAATTGCCGCTTCGTCAATGTACAACCAATTTACAGATTTACCTCGAATACCTGAAGAGCTTGTTGCTGCCGTAAATACTTTGGATCCATTTTCAAGTTCTATATCACCTTTGTTAAATGTCTTAACACCTTGCTGCATCCATATAGGAAGCATCTCATACATAAGTTCATAACGAGATAAAACTTCACGTGCTGCCGAAGACTTGTTTGCCAAAATGGCAACTGTTTTATTTTCTTGGAATAACGTATACCACAAAATACATGCTGCCGATGTAATGGTCTTGCCCTGTTGGCGACCTTCCATTAGAATCACTTTACGATTATTTAAAATAGTATTTACTTTTTCTTTTTGACATTCGTATAATTTAAATGGGATTAAACCTCTATCCAATGAAACTATTTGACAAAAGTTTTCAATAAAGTAAATTGGATCTTGCGTACACTTTATAATTTCATTTACTTGTTCTTTAGTATACGAGATAACCGCACCAATCTGTTTTAGATTCGGATTACCGTTATATGATGTTGGTTTATTGTTCAATTATATTACCACTGTCTTTATTTTGTTTCAATGCTTTAAATAATTCTGCAGTTGATCCTGCAAACACTACATTATTTTGAGTACCAATTTTTTGCTGAGGTTCATCTGCTTTTAATTCTTTAACTTGTTTTTGCAAGTTTAAAAGATCCTTTGATACATCGGACATAGTCTTCATGAATTGACCTGCAACCTCATATGTCCTAGGATGTTCAGAATTTTTAGATAATTCAATAAGTTCATCTAATGTGGTTTCGCCCTTCATTAGAAGTTTTCTCATCGTTTGTCTTGCCAATTGGTAATCATCTTCCTGATCCATTTCTCTATTAGCATTCATTGCTTCAGGAACCAATGGCAAAGCAGGAGTTTCTTCCTGTGCATTTATATCAAAGATATCATTCAAGTTTTGTATGTTTTTCATTTAGAAATCCGTAAAGGTATCTATATATCCATATGAGTCAGTAACATTTGCAGTAGGTGGATTTGGCTGTACCACGCCCTTTTGTTGTGCAGTAGTTAATGTGGGATCATTAAATGTGGTTGCAGTAACCTTTTTAATAAGTCCTCTATTAGTAGCAGGACCATAAAAGTTAAGTTTCATAGTAAAACTTAGTGTCCAGATTATGGATCTTCTTGTAGTTAAATCTCCCTCATAATCATCAGAGAATCCTATAGAAGATAATAGTATAGGTAAATCGTTTTGTAAGTTTAATTCAGGTATAGCTTTTAATGTGAGATTATAGTCGGGGTTGAAATAAGGAATTATTTGTTCTATGATTTGCAATCCATCGTCTTGATTTTTTGCGTAAACATACAATAATACATTTAAATTATATGGAGTAGGTGCGTATAGGGTTTTGGCAAGATTAGGATCCTTTATAGATCGAGTTTGTTGAACAGTTCCTACTTTTCTTGTAGGATCATAATCCAACGATACTAATTCAAATCCCATTCTAGGCAAAACAATTTGTATATTTTGAGTATCAACATTTGGTTGTTGTCTAATTTTTGTTAAGAATTTTTGTTTGGGAGAATATGATAAAGGTACTTTCTGTATTTGTACTACATTTCCGTTAGCATCCTTACGTTCAATAGTAATATTATTAAACATATTACAAAACGCAACAATAGATTTTCTAACAGTTCCCCAATAAAAAGATTGATCTAACATATTATCCTACATCTCCAAAAGGATTTCTTTCTGAGAAATCCAAAGTATTATTTCTTTCCAAGGTGAAGCTGTCATTATCGGCATTTCCAGGGTCATTATTTGTAGAATAATTTTCAGCCATCAAAGGCATTATTAATCCAGATTCGTTTAATAATACATTTCCAGATTCATCTAATAACTCAAACTTATCAATGGATTGTGTAAACTGACCAAACAAGTTATCTATTTCTGCTACACCTGTATCAAATATCTCATTAGAATATTGGAACAATTCACAATTCATTCTAAATACATACAACTTACCTATCTGGAAAAACGGCGATTGACTATCGACCTTGCGTATTTCCATAAAGGATTGAGTTAATGGCATATAGATAATATCACCTTCTGTTGGTCTAAAATCTAACAGAGTCTGACCTCGGTCACCTATAGCATCTCTCCATCGTCTTCTTGATACTACAAAGGTGGCAGAATCTCGAATATCCAAACCAAACTTAGTAATTATTTCATCTTCACCCGCATATCCTGTAACATTCTCCATATACATTTCAATGGGGTAAGCATAATTAAAACTGTTATACGGATCTTCGCCCAAAATAGGATCTTGGTTAAAAGGTTTTCTAGGTATATAATAGGTTTGGATACCGTAGATCTTCATGGATTCGATAATCAAATCCTCATATAGTAACTGCTCCCTAGCGTTACCTATAGACTTGCCGCTCTGAAAATATTGATTAACTGTTGCCATATTACTATTGACTTTCTATTGACAAGGTGTTATCATTTGCTATGTACCCTGTTAATAAAACTCTATATTATCCTGTGATAAAATCTACAGGTAATTCAAATCTAGATTGCATTTCTGTTTCGATCTGTTTTATCTCATCTATCGCATCTGCATATATCTGATCTGCATTAAGAGTAACTCCTCCAGGAAGTTGTACTCCCACAAACTTCTTCAAGTTCAATCCCCATTGTCTTTTAATTAATGCGGTACAGTATCTTTTAAGAAACATATCGTTATAAACATCTTTATATGTTTCTGGATCTAATATTCTGTAACATTCTACAATAATAAATTGCCCTGCTACAGTATCCGCTTTCCAATCCAAATCCAAGTATAGACGATTCATATGTCTATTAAATCGAATCGGTTTAACGCCTGTAAGTACCTGGTTAATTAATTCTAATTCCTGTTTAACCTGATAATAGTATATCAAGTTTGTTGACATCAAACTATATAAGTCATTGACTAAGATTTGATATCTGATACTGAAAATATTGGTACCGTCAGATTTATTAGAAAATGGAAATATTCTTGTCACACCCACGACTGCGTCGGGTAACGTAATATACTCATTTGTTAGATCATCCGCAGTAATTTGATGCTTTAGGTATACAGATTCCACAGCATCATAATGATATTCTCTGTAGAATTGAAACGCTTCATCTATACGATCTTCAACTTGATCATCATCGACGTTTATCTCAATAACAGGCGCACCTAGATTACGTAAACAATAATCTTTTAAACCTTGTCTTGATGTTACTATTGCCATGTCTTATTCCTTAATTATTCCAACCATGGTCTAGTTGGAACGGTGAAACCATTAATTGGCCAAGGATTTCCCTTAATCAATCTTAGATTGTCTATACCATACGAAAAATTGCTTGCAGGTCCTGCGAGGTAAAATCCCCCCGAAGGATCAACTATAAAATCATAATTGATGGTTGTTGCTACAGATCTAGTAATAAATTTACCGTTTACGTATAATCTATATGTGGAATAGCCTGCTTGCGGAGTCGTATCATTATAACCGTAAGTTCTAGTAATTACACAATGTTGCCATACATTGGCAGGTATATCAAAGTAATTATTTGAAAGGAATAAAGAACCGCTAGCATATGTATTAGGGGAAGCTACGCCTACCTGTAGTAAATAACAAAGCGGTTCAGATACACCACCATCTTTATATATGCTAAATCCACTATTAGCTGTTTGCATAATATATGCAGTACCATATGAACTTGGATTATTTTTTCTTATAAAATTAAATTCGACACTAAAATCTTTATTAATAAAATTGTTTGCCCAATATTGACTAAATGGATGGTTTGTTGACGGGGTCGCAGAAAGAGTCTCTATAGCTCTACCGTTACTAGCATTATCATTCCAAAAATATACATTACTGTCATAATAAGGTCCACCTCCTCTGACAAGAGATAATCCTGTGTCGCCTCTAGTTCCAGAATTAAGACGATCCCATCTATTTGGGCCTGTGTCAAATAGACTGTTAATTGCAGACCCCCCAAACGTCGTTGCATTTCCGCTATTCATATTAAACGCAAATCCTATATTTGCTGTTGCAATGTTTGGATATGTAGAAACACCTTGCCAGTTGTAGGCTCTTATTATTGCTAAAGTATTTGCTTCAGGTTTAAAGTCATCTATAATATTTGGTTGTGGGTTTGGATTTGGTTGCGACGTATCCATATAGGTTACATTTGCTCGTATACTATTTGAAATTAAAACATCACTTATATAACCATTAAATCTATTATAATATCTGTCGCGTGCATAAAGTTTACCATATTCCCCACTATCTCCACCAGCTATAACAACATTGGCAAAGGTGTTAGCTCTTTTAAAATTATAGTTTGCTAAATCGGGTATACTTACTGCAATATTGCCTCCTACAAGTCCCCATAAAGAACTAGTGCCGTTTCCAACACTATATGTAAGACTTATCTTATTCCAAGTATTCATATATATAGGCTGTATAGGATATTTTGCAGAATCAAAATTATATCCCCATGGAACATACAACGGCTGAGATGTAACGGAAACATTTGCAGCTTCGATATACATCATTAACCAATTTTTATCCTGATAAGAGTATGGTTGTACTTGTTGCACTAAATTAACAACTATAGATTGTGAATTTGATGTAAACATTCCAGGAAAAGGTTTTTTACCTTCTAGTAAAAGTATTTGCTGATCCTTCCATGCTTGTGGATATATCCACATTTCCACAGTTATATTTCCAACATATTCGAACAAGGAAGATGATATAATTAATGAATTAGACGTTTCATTGAAATACATAGAATTTAATATATTTCCTCTTGCCTCTACATTAGATGCTAATGATAAATTTGGGGCATTATATGGAATATTTCCAGTAATGTCTATAATAAGATTACCAGTGTACGATGTATTGTCCGTAGTATAAGTATTTTGAAATGCTACATTAGGTGTACCAAAACATTGAGGAAACTGTGAACTTGTTATAGGAAAAGGATTTCCCTGTATTAATCTAGTATTATCCATTGCAAAGGACAATGAATTTCCGGCATATGTATAATCTTCAGATTGTCCTATAATTGCGCCGTATATAGGTTTGGCGCCTAATGCAGGTGCTCGGACTGGATGTGTAAGTATATTACCATTAGTATTTTGTAATTTTCCATCTACAAACGCATAAATTGTATAACTATTTGATAATATATTACCTGTTGCTTGTACTACCAAATGCTTCCAGGTATCTCCTGTAAAATCTGGCATAGGTATATATACCCAACGAGGATCACTATCGTTTGGAGGATATCCTGCTGTAACATATAACTGAAAATTATTATTTGCAGTATTTTGTACTATGTTTATTGATGAAGTGCCACCGTATGAAGAATATAATCTCGCATAAGTGCTAGTATTATATACCTTCAAATTGTTAACTAAAACATGCGTTTCAAATGCCCAATCTGCACATGCGGGTAATATGTTAGCATGATATATAGAGTAAACATTAGTTTTTAGTGCTTCTATTGCTATAGATGATGATGAACTATTTCCCCAATTTCTATAATAATAGCCACCGTCAGAAAATGGACCACCCGAAAGTTGTTGTAAACCGTCAGTTCCAAGTGACCCTTGAAATCTATCAAGCTTTCCTAAATACCAATTATTTTTACTTATATCTATAATAGAATTCGCACCACCTACTGCTAAATTATTATAATCAAATCTAAATAATTCTTTTGCTGAATTAACGGCAGGATAACTAAGTGTAATAACATTTGCAATCGAAGAAACTGCATTATTAATATATGATGTAACTATGGATAAAATTCCACCCATTATCTTACTCCTGCTCCACCTATAAACCAAGTATCGGTTGCTATTTTTAATATGGTTGCCATTCCGTACCCACCTATGGTAACATTAGATCTACTACCTGATGTGTTTCCTGCAACATATAAAGTTACACCGCCCGTCGTATTAACATATCCTGCACCTGTTGACGAGTTATAAACAAGTGTAACAGCAGTTCCAATAGGAAATGCCACACTAGAATTTAATGGAATTGTTATTATTTGCCCAGTAACTCCTGAGTTATATATGTGTTTACTTTGATCTGTTAAAGTAAGAGTATAATTTCCTGTTTGCGCATTTTGTGGTATACCTAAATAACCAATACTTGTTGTACTTGCAGGACTTGTAAGTATTAAATTACCTGATACTGCACTAGAAATAATGTTACCGGTATTGTTTATTGATGTGGATGAAACCGTTACAGTAGACACATTTCCTAGTATAAGGTTTGCATTATACAGAGCAGCCAATACTCTAGTATTACTGAAATATAAATTTCCGCTTGTTTCAATTACGTTAGCTGTGGTTAAGAACGGTTGAACCGTAGCGTTAACTCTCGTTGTCGTAAAATATAAATTGGCATTTGTTTCAATTACGTTAGCTGTGGTTAACATTGGCGTAACAGTAGCATTCACTCTTGCATTTGTGAAATATAAATTAGTAATTTCTGCTACGTTTGCCGTTGTTAGAAACGGAGATACGTTTGCAAAATATCCTAATTGTCCCCAACCTGAGGAACCATCGCCTATTTTTATTTTACCTGTATTCGTTTCGAGACCAATTTCCCCCTGGCTTAAAACGGTATTAGCATTAGTCCAATTGGTTGCGCTATCTCTTCTTAGTTGTATTTTATATGCCATTTATGCTCCCGGCAATGGTCGAATTGATTGAATTTATTTTTATCATTATGCAGGTCCTCCGTCGAGATTTAGATCAGCAGTAAATAAAGTAACACTGCTCCCTCCATCTATATTTATGTTAGCAAACCCACTACCCGAAGAACTTATAACACCAGAACCATTAATGGTAATACTAGTTCCATCTATTTTAACTCCGCCTAATACTGTAGTAGTTGCAGTTGGTAATGAATATGTACTTGCTCCGCTGATGACGCCAGTATTACTAATGGTAATACTAGTTCCATCTATTTTAACTCCGCCTAATACTGTAGTATTTGCTGTTGGTAATGTATAACTATTACCAGAAGGTCCCGTTGCACCAACATTTCCTGTTAATCCAACATTACCTGTTAGACCAGTTGCACCAACATTTCCTGTTAATCCAACATTACCTGTTAGACCAGTTGCCCCTGTAGGACCGGATACAGTACTATTTGCTCCCGCAACACCCGTTGCACCAACATTACCCGTTGGTCCTGTTGCACCAACATTACCCGTTGGTCCTGTTGCACCAACATTTCCTGCAATACCGGCATTACCTGTTAATCCTATTGGGCCTGTAGCACCTATTAATGAACCAATTACTGCTAATGTATTACTATTATTAAATGTTAATGTTAAATTACCACTTATAATATTTGCAGACGTTATGTATAGTCCTGTAGAACCAACATTACCCGTTAGTCCTGTTGCACCAACATTTCCTGTTAATCCAACATTACCTGTCAATCCTGTTGCCCCTGTAGGTCCCGTAGGACCTACTACTGTACTATTTGCTCCTGTTGCACCAACATTACCTGTTAATCCTGTTGCACCAACATTGCCCGTTAAACCAACATTCCCTGTTAGGCCAACGTTACCTTGAGGGCCTGTTGCACCAAGTAAAGAACCTATTACTGTTAAATTACTACTATCATTAAATGACAATCTTAAATTACCACTTATGATATTAGCGCCAACTATGTATAGTCCTGTAGAACCAACGTTGCCTCTAAGTCCAGTGTTTCCTGTTAATCCGGTTGCACCTGTAGCACCTAATACTGAACCAAATGCAATTAATGTATTTCCATCACTAAATAATAGTTGTAAATTTCCGGATATAACAGCGGCGGAATTTATGTATATTCCAGATGCACCCGTATTACCTGTTGGACCTATAGGCCCAGTAGCACCAATATTTCCTTGAAGTCCTGTAGCACCCACATTACCTGTTAGGCCAACATTACCAGTAATACCGGTGGATCCTATATTACCTACCAATCCTCTAGAACCCGTAGCTCCAGTTGCACCTAATACGGAACCTGTTGTTGTTATAGTATTACCTGTATTAAATGTAAATATTAAATTTCCCGATGCAACATTTGCCGATAAAATAGTTGCACCTGTAGCACCAACTGCAACTGCTGTTCCAGGAATACCTTGAATGCCCGTTGCACCTGTTGATCCTAAGAATGAACCCGATAATGTTAGCGTATTTCCATTATTAAAGTTTAATGTCAGATTGCCAAGAGATAGACTACCTGATACAATATACAATCCTGTAGCACCTGTAAGACCAGTTGCCCCTAATGATCCTGTGGCGCCTGTTAGACCAAACCCGGTGGCACCTGTTGAACCAATAATACCTGTAGCACCTAATGATCCTGTTGATCCTGTTAGACCAGTTGCACCTGTAATACCTGTGGCACCTGTTGAACCGATAGATCCTGATGCCCCTGTAATACCTGTAGCACCTTGAGATCCTGCTAATCCTGTTGCACCTTGTACTCCGGTAGAACCAACATTACCTGTTAATCCTCGTAAACCTGTTGCGCCTTGTATACCTGTTGCGCCAGCAGGCCCTGCTACTGTACTATTTGCACCTGTTGCGCCAGCATCCCCCGTAACACCCGTAGCACCTAATGACCCTGTTGCTCCTGTAAGACCAGTTGCACCTACTGGGCCAGTACTACCTATAGGTCCTTGTCCACCAATCGTTCCTGTGGCACCTGTTGCACCTAATGATCCTGTTGCACCTTGTACTCCGGTAGAACCAACATTACCTGTTAATCCTCGTAAACCTGTTGCACCTGTGCCGCCTAATATTCCTGTTGCACCTGTAGCTCCTAATCCTGTTGCACCCGTTGCACCAAGAGAACCTGTTGCTCCTACATTGCCCGTTAATCCTGTAGCTCCTAATCCTGTTGCACCCGTTGCACCAAGAGAACCTGTTGCACCTGTAGCGCCAACATTACCTGTTAATCCTGTTGCGCCTACGTATAAAAATATTGGATTGAATGTAGCAGGAGTTTCTGGTTGTACACTAATTCTACCTGGAATTGAACCTTGATTAACTGTGGCAAAACCTGAGGATATATTTAAAACTACATTACTGTCTGTCGCATTAAGAACATACACATATCTACCAAAAGCAATATTTGCTGTATTCTGTGCAGTTATTCCATAACTAATTATACTATTACCATAATCAGTAATAGTTGCAGTAAACGCCATTAAGACATTTCCGCCTGCAGATTTTTGTATTTGTCCGTATACTACATTGCCCGTTAGACTAATTGGATTTTTATTATCATCCAGATATTGTACCGTATCGGCAAACGTTGTACCTTGGGTTAGTTCTATATTTTTGATTAACGACATTTTAATCCGTGATTAGTTATTTTCTTTGCGTCCGGAGATTAGTTAAATCTCCCGTAGTATATTCTATATGCGACATTTATAATAACATCTCCTGCGATGTTGATATACTGTCCTCTATCTAAATTATGCTTGCATATAATTTTTAAAACCCCATTTTCTACAATCGTTGTCATTATAGAACAGCCTAGATATTCCCCAGTACTGGGTTGGGTTATTTCTCTAACTTGTACCGAACCTTGTCCGCTAGTAACAAATCCAGAATTATCAGAGATACCGCCATTTATAGCATAAAAGGGCATAATAAAGTAGTCATTAGTATTTATTAAATCGTCTGAAACGATTGGAAATTCGTCAGTTCTGTCGACAAAACTTGCGTTTGGATCGGCTGCTAATACTGCAGGTATTTGTATAGTGCCTGTAACATTGTATAAAATAGGAGCCATTTTCTTATCTAAGGAAAACTTTATTTTTCCCAGTTTATCTTTGACTACTAATTCTGTAGAATTAAAAGAAAAACTCATATCAAAACCCCTAAATATTTTACATTACCAGTAACAGGTACATTTCCATTTACAAAGAAACTCGTAGTATTATATCTATAAGTTAATGAAGAACCAGATCCTGCTAAAGTTTCTCCCTGAGGCCAAATTATCAAATCGTCTGCAAGTGTTATTGCACTATACCGTTCATCATATAAACCACCTGTTAATGGATTTGTAGAACTGGCATCTGCTGTTCTGCCCTGATAATATCCGGTAGTAATATAATGTATTGTTGCATTATAAGTATCATAACCATACAATAATCTTATATCTGCATACTTATTCAAATACGCAATAGGATCAAATAATATAGGTCTTTCGCCTGCGGAATTTGCATAATCCTGTTGCCCTTTTGTATAGTCTGTGCCATACGCAATTATTAGATCAGGGTAGCTTGCTATATACCTTAGTGCATCTGCGGCAGGAATATAGTAGGACGTTATAGGCAATGCTGTAATAGATGTTGATAATGTTGATATTATCCCACCGCCAGTATTTGGATTTCCTGTATTAGATGTAGATGTTATTTCTTCGCCACCTTTTAATGAGTTTAAAAAGTTTAACAAATCTGTTGGTGTATAAACATATGAACCATTCACCAAACTAATGTTATACAAAGCACTTCTGCTTATTTCTATACCATATCCTAGCGGAGTTGAACTTTCCACATATGTATAGACTCCACCCACTCTTTGCCAATTATATTGGGTATATGTTGTCTGTTTAGTTATAGCTCCAGTAAAAGTTACTGTTCCTATTGTAAATTGAAACTCCCCTGTTCTAATAGGTGGCTTGTCTATTAAAAGTAATTCTATAAAATTACTAGTATTTAAATCTCCATTTACAGAATAATTTTCTATAAACGGTCCAGACTTTGGTACCTGCGGACCAAGTGATTGTCTTTTAGTTAATTGGCCATAATCTATGTATGATATCCCAACATCTGTTTCTTGATATAATACTAAATTTGTAGAATATAATGTTTTAGTAAAAGCAGATCCCGTAGTACTAGTATATTGATTATCTTTTTTATAGATAAATCCATTATCAGAATTAAAGTTTACTCCGACGTTTGCATTGGCACCAAATGTAACCAATTGATCAGATATGTTTAAAAGTAATACATTAGCCATAATTAAAAACTAGGAACAGTTGCAGGATGTTTAAATGCTAATATAATGTATCGTCTAGTTACAGATGGTAAAGGATCGTTAACAACGTGATATCGTTCTTTAATATAAAAATTATTTGAATCCATTTGTAATGATGCTACTCTAAAAGAACTATTTACAGATTGTATAAAATTTTGTGCACCAATTATTTCTTTGGTATCAAAGTCTAACAAAATTGCCGCAGGGGTATATCCAAAATTATGAATAACAGTTGTCTTATAATTTTCACCCTTAACCAAAATTGTAGGATCAGAAGAATTAGTATCAACCGCATTATATACTGTTGTAAATGTGCCGTTGTATACTATATTCAAATACTCAAATCTTGAATCAAAATATAATCTATCTAAGTTTTGTGTTGGATTAAATAACGGTGCGTTATTTCCCGACAACCCTGTCGGATTTGAGAATATACAAACAACATTTGTTGTATTTACATTACCAGCATATAATACTGTGGTTGTCATAACTCAATTCTAATAATTTTATTATTGATATCAATTACCATTTTTCCATCGATGGATCGTAGTGAACCTGAAACTACAGTACCTAAATTTTGTGATACATCTGACAAGGAATTTGCCGTAACATTTAAGTTATTAAATATATTAGATGAAAGCTGAGATCTTGTAATAGTACCAGAAATAATTTTTGTACCATTAATTGAATTTCCTGCAATTTCTCTATCAGTTATAGACCCAGCTTGGATTTTTCCTGTTGTCACAGCATTTGGCGATAATTCTGCGGATCCTATAGATAAGTCTAGTATTTGTCTTCCTGTTATAGTGTTATCTGCAATTCTATCCCCGGTTACTGCACCAAGTACTATTTTACTATTAGTTACAGAATTTGCGGATAACTCTACATTACTAACTTGACCCGCATTTAAAACAATATTTGTTACTGTAGTATTTGCTCCTGGAGAATATAAATCCCAAACAGATTTGTCTGTTCTTAAAATATAACTCTTTCCTGATACAATTACTAAATCTCCGGGATTATAGTATGTTACATCTGAAGGCAATGCTCCTAGTGTTTGTATTCTTGCGGTACCTGCATTTGCCGTATATTGTGATATTGTATTCCATTGGGATCCTGTATAGATATACAGATCAGCGTTCGCCCCAGTTTTTGTGAATAATGTATATGCATTCGCGCTTGCAGGCAATGCGGTTCCTGCAGATATTCCACTTCCACTTCCACCTGAAGCACCACTAACATAATTGCTTAAATTTTGCCAGGCTCCACTTATGAATATATACGCGGTAGTACCTACAACAACTGTTCTACCTGAATAGTTTGTAGGATCCCCTACCGCAGGCAATACGGATAATACATCTAATCCAGATGGGGCGCTTGATGTTATAACACTTGATAATGTTTTCCATGCGCCGGATATAAAGAAATATGGTAATGCATTTGCTGTTTCATAATATAAAGTACCCTCGGGTGCTGTTGCTGGTCTAACTGAACCAACAGTTATTGCGGTATCGCCTCTAAACTTAACCCATCTTGAGTCTGATCCTGCGGCCCTAGCAATCGCAGCATCTGCCGATAATCCCGTACCATTTCCTGTAGGATATGAGGAATATATCCAAACATCTCCTAGATAAAATACTATTCTTCCTTGTGAATTTCCTGTTGTTGGTAATGCAGAAACTACAGGAACACCGTTAACCGTTACAGTAGTATTGCCGGTACCTGTGGTTACCACAATATTAGCTGCACTTATTCCACCAGTAAAACTAGTAATCTGACTATCAACATAACCCTTTGTAGATAATGCTGAACCAAACCAAGTAATAGTGCCATCTTGATTTAAATATAATCCTTCTTGTCCGTTTAAGGCAACACCTATTTCGCCCGTTGCAGGATTATAGAATCCTGTACGTTTATCATTTTCCCATGTGTATCCTGGCGCAAATTGATTATCATTACTAAACGAAGTTACTTGTCCTCCAGTATATAAGGAGTTTAAACTATTGTTTATTTTAACGAACGAATCTCGTAATAGGTCACCTGTGCCGTCGTTGGCAGTAGTACCTACATTTACGTTTGAAAGATTTTTTAATGATGGCATAGTTAACTTAACTGTAAATGGTTTTTAATTTTCTGAAGCTCTTCCTTCAGCATATTTATTTCGTCTTGCATAATGGCAATTTGATTTAATGTTTTTTTCTTTTGTTTATATGCCACTACGGAATTTATGTCATTATTTAGTATGGCAGAAGTATGCATATCTTTTACATATGTAGGATCATTTTCTACAACAACATAACGATCTTCCATATTATATTACTGAGGTTGCTGTTAGGTTTTTAATTTTTGGCAAATATATAGCATCATTAGAATAAAACACTACCTTAATTTGATACTGCGCAAAATCTGTATAGGATGCTGTTATTGCAACATTTGATGCAATATTTGCTGCATTTGTATAACTAAGCAAAGGTTCAAGTAACTGATATGTTTCTTGATTAAATTTGCTATCACTTGTTCCTGCGTATGTTTTTTGCTGGGGTGCATACAACGGCATTTTTACCCATGGCTTATTCTTAATACCAGAAACAAATGCATTGTCTGTTCTAGATAATACTCTACCAAATACTTCAATATCTGTTCCAACTTTTCTGTTAACATCCAATTTAACTTGCAACCCAGTGGAATCAAACCCTTCTTGTAAAGATATAACTTTACTAATATATCTTGATCTTGCAGTACCGCTATTAGGTAATAATTCACTAGCTGATATTTCTGAAGTATACGGTTTAATTAATGGGTTGAATATTTGAGCAGACATTAACTGTCTATCTAATATAGGACTCACGTCTTGATTCTTAGTTGTCATTGATACTTCTAATACAGTATCACTATCATTTGAAACAGTTTGTCTAGAATCAAGTGTCGCAAATCCTCCTGTTGCTATATCTTTAAAATCGGATTTTATACCTGATCCTGCTTGAGTAGTTTGAATTCTATAATCAACCATTGCAGTTGAACCAAAATTAATTTCTGTGCTTAGTAATCTAAGTCTACTATATTCATTTACTGTATCTAAAGTAGCATTTTTCATTTTAAATGTAGATGTACCTGTTTTAAATTTAGCTTTTCGTATAACAAAAGTTAAATCTTCACTATTATCGCCAACCCAATCTCCAGTATTTTGCGGTTTAAACAACAATCCAGCAAACGGTTGTTTTACTGTTAATCCGTCTCCCTGCTTTGCCGAGAATATTTGATACTTAGTGGATTTTGTTGTTACACAAAATGCATATTCTCCAGGTTTTAGATATATCAAATGTGCAAAAGAAAATATTGTTGGTTGTATATCCCCTGTTGCTTGATCATATACATTGACATTATTTGCATTTAGGGCACTAAAAGAGCCAGAAAAATATTCAGTAGTTGAGGGTTTACCGTTAACCATTGGTCTTAATTCTACAGCAATAGGCAATGTGTCGTCTTTTGTATAGAAAAATAAATTAATGCCTGTAACAAATATTCCTAAAGGATATTTTGTCCCATCAACTACAAAAGTTTGAGCTAAAGGATCTAATCTAGCCTGTGTAGTATTTGGTTGTGTAGAAGAACCAGAAACATCTGTTCTAAGTTTTTCCATTCTTCTTAAAGATAAAGTTCCACCTTGTTCGGTGTCAACCAAATCTAGACCATGATTCATGAATATTGCTTCAGAAATATATTTACAATCGGCAATACTGTTTGGGGCATCACCAAAAGTTATTAGCATTTCTCCTGCTAAAAATTTATACGGACCTTCAAAACTAGGAATAAAAAGATATCCGGATGCGTTTCCTAATTGATCTGTAACTATAGATTGTCCCAACAAAGGAGAATTTGTAGCAGGCGCGCAAAATTTAGTTATATCCACTCCGTTACAATAAACATATATTTTTGTATTGGGCGGCATTAACGAAACATTAAATCCTAGTATTTGTGAACTAGAATATACAGGAAGTACATCGTTGTTTTGTGCTACTTGATTTTGATCTTGAATTTGAGCCATTTATTTTTCCTATTAATATACTATTATTTAATTACCATCCACCAATGTCTGCCAAACTATCGCCTAAATCATTAACCCCATTTACTATATCTTGACCGGTTTTTTGTACCTGATCGCCCGCGTGTTTTACAGCTGCGCCTATTTCTGGAGCATATTTTATTACTACATATGTTGCTGCAATTGCGAGTGCTACTTGTGGTAAGTAGCTTGCTATAGATGCTGTTTCACTTGCCGCTGCTGCAGCAGCTTGTTCTGCTTCAATAGCAGCATTTACTTCTGCAGCAGTTGATGCCTCGGTTATTGTTGCAGTCGTTGCAGTTGTTGCTGCTATTCCGGTCCCGGTTGCTGCCGCGGTTTGTTCTGCTTCAATATAAGCAAGTGTTTCTGCAGAAGTTGATGCTTCCGTTATTCCACCCCCTACAATAGTTGTTGACGCTGTGCCTTCAGCGACGGCTGCAGATCCTAAACTTGCTCCTACAGGAGCAAGTGTTGTGCCCGTAACTGTTATACTTAATGAACCTAGTGCAGGAAAATATGCAGCACCCGCAGCTATCAAAGAATTGTACCCTACAATAAAATATGCATAAGCAGTGGTTGCTATACTAGTTATTGCCGTTCCGATTGCGCCTGCTATTATTGCACCAACTCCTGTCGAGATAAGATAATATCCAGACACAATTAACAAACCTGTTAATAATAAATTAACACCTCTTCCATTTTGTCTTGAAAGAACTGCTCTGCCTCTACCGTCATCTATGCCTGCAGGATTTACGTTGATAATATGATTAGCTTCTAAATTGGATGCAAATATTTCTTCAACATAAGGCATACTAATAATATCATTTGTTCTTGCTATATTAGTATTATTAGTGTCAACCATAAAGAAACTAATATCTTTAGATGCTACGCCTGGAGAACAAACTTTATCTACGGTATCTATTGCACAAAGAAATCCGCCATTTAAAGTATCGCCCTTACCTATTGTCGTAAAATCTTCTACTAAAATTCCTGTTTTTAATAAGGAATCTCCGTTATCGTTTGTTATAACACCTTTAAGATTTGCAATTTCTATTGCATGTAATTTTATTTGTCTATCTAATCTGGTTGTTAGTTTTTGTATATTACCTATATCCGCCATAGTATATCGTTTATAATCAGAATATGAAATAACACATTCTGTTGCATTATAGGTATATGCAGGTACTGCGATTGTCGCTATACTCAATTTAGTTAAATCTGAATTATCTGCAGGCTCTGTGGGTGTTATTGAAGGAATACCTGTTTCAATTAAAAAACTATTATAAGGAGAATTAAAATTTTGTAACGTATTTGTTACATATAGTCTATCAATTCTGCCTAATAAGTATGTAACATCTGCTTCACTAATAGCACCGCTGATTGGAATAACAGCAGTATCATAATTTTGATATATACTATTATCAATTCTTCTTGGTCTAAAATCTATAGAATCTCTTAAAATATATTCTTTACTATCTGTAACAGATCTGTAAGTGGGCAATGAAGAATATAAATTTGCATTATATGATTCTGCAGTTAATGGTCCTTCTCCAGTATGAGTAAAATACGAAAATGTTACTAATACGTTTCCAGGTATACCTGAAGTTCCGCCTATATATTTTATAGAAGAATGATCATAAAAATTATCTCGTTGACCGTCATTTAAAACAAAATTATTTGAAGATAATGGAGATATTGGAGACCAAGCATTTGCACTATAAACTGATATATTAGACGACGGAGAAATTGATTTATATATGTGACCATAATTTGAAACAACATCCTCATAGTCGTAACTTGTTGCAGAAGACCAACTGCCTCTATATTTTGCAATATTTGATAGTTTATAAATTCCTCCAAAGCGATATACGTCTGCTATACCCAAACTATATTCTTTTTCTGCAGCATTTATCTCAACATTAATTACTGCATTTTGAACTAATGTTTTTGTTCTAATTTGCGTATCATCATTTTGTATTTTTAATAAAATGTCTGCAACACCCGTAAAAGAAGGATCTCCCAGATCAAATGCAACTGTTGCTCCCGATCCTGTAACTACTACAGATCCTCTTTCAAAATTAAATGCCCCCAGTTTAATATTTGCTGTTGCCCCAGATTTAACCAATACAACGAAATTTGATCTTGCGGTACTTGCAGGAATAGTTCCGTCTCCTACTGCAAGCGTTTCTGGCAATGAAAGAGTTTTACTATAAGTTCCACCTGAAAAAATAGCATTGTTATAAACCTTATTATATTGTGTTCTAATATTTCGTAAGGTAGTTACATATTTTTTGTTTATGTCGTATACTAATTTATCTGCAGATATTGGATCAAATATTTTTATATTGTTTGAGGCATCTAAACCTGCAGGATCTGCTATATCCGCATAAAAGAAAGGTGAAGCATAGGTTGCAGATGTTCCTTGATTTGTTAATTCATTAGAAACGCCTACAATACTTTTAACTTGTCGAACATTTAATAATCCATCGATAAACGGACTATTATTAATAACTTGAAGATATGATTTAGTATTTGATAATACTCTTGAAGCATCACTGGTGCCTCCGGTTTCTGCTGCCAATGCAAAAGTTTGTTTAACTTTTGCAATATCTCTACCATTAGAATCCCAATATTTCCACCAATATGCTACTCCAGCAACATCGGGTTCTCTAAATAAACCATAATGAGGTGTACTAGCAGCACCATAATTTCCTAATAAATCATTATTCGTATATAATACATTTGCTATGTATTGTCCTTCATCTGAGGGTATGTTATATTTTGTTGACCATGCGGACCAAGATGCGGGTGCTTCAGATACTGGGGCATAGTAATTATAAAAGAATTTAAAGAGAGTGTCTTGCCCCAAGGATGTATCATATTCTAAATCTTTAAAACTAACCGTTCCTACTCTTGTAGTTGCATTTGCAGGATTTCTAACATTATGCAATTCTAAAAAGCTATAACTTGCAGTAGCTGTTTGTGGCGGAATTAAAAGATATTTTACATTGGAAACTTTTAAATAATTTCCTTGAAATGTATTAATATTATACCCGACCTTTGTTTCAGTTTTATTAGATTTGGGTATAATTAATCTAGTAGTACCTATAGTTTTTACTGGAAATCCTCCAACATATGCCTTGCCTGGACCTATACTAAATCGTAAATTTGGATTGTTTGCATATGTTATTCCTGGAGTAACATGAAATTGATCTACAATATAGTTACCAGACTCGTCATACGTTCTTTCCGCAAGTTTTTTCTCTAAGTTACTATCCACAGATAGTTCTCTTAGATATTCTATATCCCCTCGATTAAAATTCAGTAAGGGAATTATATCTTTTCCTGTTGTATTTCCTGTGTTTATATAATCAGTTATACTTTTCTTTTGTATATCTATACTTGCTAAGGACAGTTCTATTTTTAATCTATCTGCACCTGATGCAAAATAGTTAGAACTTTCAAAAGCGGGATCTAACAACGAAGGATCATCTTCACTCGTAATAATTTGTTGATTAGATAAAAATGCTATTAATTTTGTAGGGTATGCAGTTGTTTTATCAGGTACAACTTTAGATAAAGTATTTTGTACAAAATAACCGTATTTATAAAATGTAGCAATGTCTTGTGTAACAATGGAAGTTGGATTACATGCTTTAGTTACAAATGAAACCGTCTCTCCCCCAATTACAACACCTGGTTCATTATTAACAAGCACTTCTAAAGTATTAACTATTTCCGTCACATATAAAGGAGTAGTTAATAATGGGTGAACAACTAAATCCCCAATAGAAATTAATGTAGTTGGATTGGTAAATGTTATGGATCTTGAATATGGTGATATTGTAGATATTGCATTCTTTGTAATATCTGTAGTTGTTCTTGCTTTAAAGTTTGGTGTCGCCTCATTTAATGCATCAGTGTAATCTGTATAAAAATATAAATCCTCAGCATCAGATGCACCAAACATTCCATTATTTGTAGAATTGAATTTCTTTAAAGATATTACTATAGATGGAGTATCTCCTAAATTAGGATCGTCTGCAGAATATACAAATTCCACATATCCAATTAAATCTTTAGTTGTTCCTCCTGTTACATACGTACCCAAAAAATCATTTACATTTATTGGAACGCCTCTATTATCCAAAGAGTTTAATCTAATGTTTCTTACATTAAGATTTACTATGGGTTTAGGGCCTAAAACTTTATCAGAATCTGTAAATAGAAAATCTCCAACTTGCTTTATTTGATTTTGTAATATACTTTGAGATTGTGTTAGTTCTCTAGATTGTACTGCAACACCTGGTTTGAATAGTACCTTAACGTAATTTTTGGTTGCGTCAAAGTCATCAAAGTAAGGTGAAACCTTTGTTAAATCCGCCATATCTTTTCCTTAAAATTCTAATACAAGATGTAGATTATCTGTTTGGTTTATTAATCTAGTTAACGGAGGTTTATTTTCCACATAGATTATATCACCGGTATTTTTTATTACTTCTGCTACGATTGTATTTGCAACAACTGCAGTTGCACCAGAAGTTTTGCCTAGTACAGTTTCGCCTATACTAAATTTTTTATAATTGCTTGTCAAATCAAAAGACTGTATATATTTTAAGTATCCATTACCAGAAACAACATTAGAAGTAACCACATACGCATTTGCATTTGTATTTTGGCCTTCTAAAAATTCATTATTAGAAAAACTACCATTTATTGAAGTAAGTCTTAAACCTGCTAGACCACTTAATGTTGCTGTATTTGCATTGGTATTATAAACATTCTTGGGATTTTTTATTAGACCTAATTGTCTAAAGGTAAACCCTGCAGGGAAATCCCCATAACCTTCATTATATTCTGTTTTAACATTTAGCATAACAAAATGCGCACCTAATTCTAAAACAGGATCTGCCCCATGTCCGAGCAAAGGACTTATGATTGGTTTTATGTTTCCAGATTTTCCAGAATTCTGCGTATCATTTAATGTTGCGGAAATAAAATTATATCCTTTTCCGGGATTAATATATGAAAAATCATATAAAACTCCCAAATTTTGTCTAGCCTTTATGTCTGCATTAGCACCATCGCCTTCAATAGTAACGTTTGTAAATACTGAATAATTAGTACCGCCATTGTATATCTTAATATTTTCAATTCCTCCTGGCACTGCAACTGCTGCAACCGCATCATTTTTTCTAACAGGCATCCAATTAGTTGTTAGAAATTTTAACTTATCAGATGTTGAAATTGTATATAAGTATTTCCACTTATAATTATCCGAAGTTTTGAATATGTTTAAACTTTGACCCGTTGGTTGCACGGTAGATTCTGAACCGCCAGAATTATCTATACATTTATATACGTCTAGATCTTTGTTTACCACATAGAAATTTTTATCCAATAAATTTTCATCATCATGTGCATATTCTGCGTATACAGTTTTAAATTGCCAATCAATACGTTTAACAACATTGACCATATTGCCCGGAGTAATTTGTTTTAAGCTAACAATATTGTCCCACACACTAGGTTCTAGTTGTAGATTATCTCTTATACCCGGAACATCTTCATTTGCATTCCAAGGGCCAGGTTTGGATAAAAACATATACAAAGAAACATTCCCGGAAGTATTAAAACTATCTAGGAAATTTTTTGCATTAACTAATTTGAATTTATTGGTTATTATATTCGGCATTTATTATTTATTATATGTTATACAATGCTGATACTGCATCTACTTTTAGAGCAGTTATTGTGGGTGTTGATATCTCGCTAGCATCTAATTTAGAAATATCTGCAGTTATAACTGCAAATGTTTGTATTTCTGCATCGTTTGTAGCAGCGGTTACAATTTTAGGAGTATTAGACGGCAATGTCTCATTATTTATTTCACTAAAAATACTAAGTCCTGCAGGATGTAGCATTGTTTTTATTGCACTGCCCCATTCCTCGATGGATTTTGATGACCGAATAACATATGAAAAAGGTTGATAATATGCTGCAGATCCTTCTGGTGCAAAAGGCGTTCTTCCCTGTAAAAATATACTTTCAGATAATTGTCCCGATGTATCTTTCCAATATCCATTTTTTATAGTAATACTGCCTATGTTAGAAACAAGATCTGCTTTATCTAAAAATGAGATATACGCATTTCCTGAATATGCACCTGACGATGCCAAAAATGTATTTCCTGAATCTAAAATCCGTATCAATGGACTCGTAACCGTTTCATCTGGAATACCTATATAGAAATATGTAGGTTGATCAAAAATAAAATTATCTCGTATGGATAAAGTAATACTTGTGGTATTACCTGAGGTTGCTGGGAAGTTCCCTTTTAATGATGCTATACCATTAAACCTACTTATGTCAACAACTTGGGGATATCTCTCTGTGGGATAAGGTATTATTTGGTAAGGGTATACCACACCATTTGGTATATTATATGTTGTTAATGTTATTGTAACACTTTCCCCTTCCTTCACATCGCCTTTATTTGTTGTCAAAGTTAATGTGGGGATTATAGCTACAGATGTATCTTTTATGGTAACAGTTCCCGATACAACCAATGAATATGAAAATTCTGGGCTCAATAATAAAACTGCTGTAGAATCTCCTTGTGTTTTTTGATCTTGTAATATCGGAAAGGAAATATTTGCAGATGTTACACCTACAACGTTGGATGATACGAAAGTTAATAATCCTGTTACGTTTCCATATCCAAGACGATCTTGACTTACGCCCAATAATCTGTATGGAACAACTGTACCTGGAGTTAACCCCGATGCAGTAAGATTAAAGTTTGCATATTGTCCTTCTCGTATAACAGACGGCGTGGCATTTATAGAAAAATTAACTACAGATGTTACAACAGTTTTAGAAGTATCCTGAATCGTTACATTTATATTTTCGTAGTTTCCTGTACCTGTCAATGTCAATAATAATGTTTCATCGTATTCTGTTAATAGATCATTTTTTGCTACAAACGATACAGAAGCTAACCCGCCAAATACGACAAAGTTTCCTATGAGAGAAGGATTGCTTAAAAAATCTTGACTTGATATACCCGTACCAGTAATTGCAAAAGGAACACGAGTACCGTCTGCTACATTTGTCGTATTTAAATTTACAGTTATCGTATCGCCTTCGTTGACATACGCATTCGGTGTTGATAAGATATATGTTGCTGTCATTTAAAATCCTGGATATTTAAATCTAATTGATTTAGCATCTGGTATAGCTGTTATTATTGCAGTATGCGAAGTATTATCGACTGGGCTGAATACGTTTCCCGTATAATTTACCTTTATATTTTTGCCCTTTACTATTCCGTGAGCTAAAGGAAAAGATACAGTAACTTGTCCTCGTTTAATATCATACCTACCAAAAAGTGGAACAGTAGGATATCCAGGATCTATACTAGTATTGGCTGAATAATTTAATCCAGATTCTAATACTTCAATACTGGTAATTGACCCATATCTATTGACTTCTTTTATTTTTGCTTTAGCAAGAACACCTGTGCTATCTGTTATTGTTAAATTTGTATTTTTTGCATATCCTAATCCGCCATCATTAATTTTTACTCTACTGAGAACGGCATATGTTTTTGCGTTTATTTGAGATGTTATTCTTTCACCGGTATCCAATGTAACAGTTTTAGTTGCGTATACGATTTCATCGCTTAAAAATTCTCCAAGTATACTACCGGGTTCCAATGTTAATTCATATACATCATTACCAGATAAATCAATTTTAATAACTCTGCTTACAACAGCAGATGCTTTTGATGATGCGCCAATTACTATAGTATTTTCAAAATCAAATAAATTTTGTACTATAGATAATTGTTTTATTCTTAATGCCTCAGGGGAAGTCCATTTACCGTCTGACGGTTTTAGTACAATATCATAAGGATAGAAAAAGTCTATAGATTCTTTATATAAAATATTGAACAACATTCTATAAGAAGGCTCTGTGCCTTTTTTACTATAAATTTCTCTTATCTTTTTTACTAGTAATCTATTATTGGTAATTTTAGATTTCGATAAATCGTTTGCATAATTACTAATAAATCTTTCTATCATTTCTTCAGCGGTTGTATCTATGTCTGCATATTTTGTAATATCTTGCAGTACCTCTTGTGCCTGATAATCTTGTTCAAGAAACTCATAATAAGCTTTTATAAAGGTAACAAACATCTCATATTCTTCTTGTACAAATTCTGGAAATTGATTTGGTACTAGAATTGATAATTTATTTTGTATTCTTTTAAATGGATTTTCTGCACCTTCTCCATTGTATAAAGTATAAATGATAGGATCTTTATTTTTTGCAATATTTTGATAACTATCCGGAATATAAAATTCACCAACAGTTCCATAGAAAGTAAGAACTCGATAGATACCCCTACCGCCTCTATCGAGATCTTCTTTTATTGCTTCACCGCGAGTAGTAAACAGCGGATAAAACCAACCTTCTAGGTAACCAACATAAGTCTCAGGTGTCGCTCCCCCCTATTTTTTAAATGGCCCGAATAATATTTGTGGGATAAATACCTCTTCTATCATA